ACTGCCTGCGGATCATCAACTGGAAAGGTGCCAAGCATAAGCTGCGGGTGATCGGGGTCCCAACACGTAGGGCACACCAATAAATCAAACACGCGCTGCTTCTTGACTTCCTTTTTCAGTTCTGTCAGTTTGTAACGCTGGCCACACCTATCGCACATGGCGATAGAGTTCTTGCCTGATGCGAACCTATTTCCCATGACTTAGTTGATGAACATCTGCCGTGGCACCAGACGAATAGCCGCCTTTTCACGGTCTTCGTCGCTTGCCAACTGCCAAGCCTCATCGTACTGCGCTTTAAGCGTATCAAGCCTTTGCACCCCGTTTGGCACTTTAAGTGCCAAGTAGTATGCCAAGCCTGCCACCATGCACGGGATGAACCGGAAGGGCACATCCATTGTGTTTACGCCTGTACCTGCATCATCAATACGGCGCATGCGCCAGTAAACGAACGTGTACGTCTGGGTGTTGTCTGGGATAGGCCACACCGTTACTCGGGGTGTCTCTTGCCTGCGCTCAACCCAAACCTGAATAGGACGTGCTTGTTGCAGCTTGTTAGGGATCGTAGCGTACGTGGAGACGCTGATACGTGTGATGGTAAGGTCAGCCTGCGTAGACGCGCTCCCTGCCCCCGTGCGGATCACGTGCTCAAGCAAGTCAACGGTGTCTGACGGTAGATCATACGTAGCTTGTCCGGGGATCAACGTGATCGACCCTTGCTCAAACGTCCACATGTTCACGCCGCGATTGGCCCAATCTGCAAACAGCAGGTTCAATGACCTGCGTGCTGTCTTCAGGTCATAGCCCGAACGCATCTCAGAACCTGCACGCTCGAAAGCTTCCTCTACCAACTCGGTGAGGTCCAGATTAAAAGTTGTGGTTCCTGAGACTGCCATTTAGCACTTCCATGCCTTGAGGCTTTTGTTGATCCGTGAATTTGGGTCTTTTGCTGTCTTCTCAGAAGTCAGCTTTTTCTTCATTCCCGTCATTCGGGCACAGAAGGAGTCTTTACGGGAGCCACCTTCGGGTTGCGGAGCCTTCAGGCCGGGCTTGCCGGGGTTTGCTTTATTGTAGGACGCACGTCCCTTGGCGTTTAAACCGCCTTCAGGGTTTTTACCTTCTTTGCGTTGCCATGCTGGTGACTTAGCCATTACCTGTACCCCGCTGTTTTCTTTGCAATTGCTTTTGGCTGGGCTACAAATTGTTTCCCCGCCGCTTTACCAACACGTTTTGCTTTAGTCGTAGCCGCATATTCTGCAGAAGACAAAGACTTGATTGCTGCCTCTGGAAGATACCTTTCCCCCGTCTTAGACGAAGGCTTCCCTGACTTGGTACGCCACTTCTGGTCGCCCCAATCTTTCAGGGATTTCTGAGGGGCTTTCAATCTCTGTACCCTCCACCAGAAGCTTTATATTTCTTCGCAACCAACTGCGCTTTCCTCGCGCTCCATTGCCCTGCGCCCGTGCCTTGGGTAGCTGCTGCTTTTACTTGGGACACAATCTTCTTGCGAAGGCTTGGTTTGGTGTAATTACCTGCAGCATTCACTCCCCCACCTTTAGCCAGCCGTTTACTCTTCGGCATCTTGTCAGGATTGATGTCCCCCATGCCGCGACTTGCTTTCATATTTAAGCCCTAGTTTTACCGCGCTGTGCGCAGCCATCGGCACGTTGAGAAGCTGAACGTACAGCACCGCCTTTGGCAAAGCCAGAAGCCCCACCCATGCCCTTCATGCTACCCTTTAGGTCATCAGGATTAACCCTCGTAATTGAACGCTGTGTTGATGGGGCAGACTCGGTACTACGAACACCCTTAATCCCTTTGTCGGCTTCACGCATACGTGAAAGAATGCCTGACCGACTAGCAGATGCCTTGGGAACGGTTTTGTATGCATCCAACTCATCAGCGGTTGGTCCTTTTGCGCCTGCACTGCCAGTGCTTGATGTATTGCCGCCACGGCGTGTTAAACCTTGCTGTTTGTTCAGGTAGTCCCGAAGGCTCAAGCCAGACTTGGCGAGTTCTTCCTTGGTAACCATTTTGGACTTAGGTTTGGCTTTGACAGGTTCGGCTTCCATAGCTGGCAAATCTTCACCTTTAGCCGAGGCCATATACACAGGAAAAGTTTCTGTATCGGGGCCATCAATTTCGCCACCATCTGCGTACCGTTTAACTTTTTTGGTTGCCATCATTGCCCTAAAACCGGGGTTCATTTTCGTAGCCATTAGCATTTTCCTCCATTTTTGAACTGCTGTGCACGGGTCTTGCCGCGCTGTGCAATACCATCAGCCGAAGCACGGAACGAGCCACCTTTAGCCATACCACCCGCCTTGAGTCCCGCGTGGGCTGTTGATGCAGGTTTAGCAGCGTGTTTAGCTAAAGCGGCTGGCATACCACCCGTAGCCATTTTTTTAACTGCCGTACCACCCATAGCCATTTTCTTAAATGTCATCCCGCCTTCAGCCATTTTCATGTTTGTCATACCACCCGTAGCCATTTTCTTAACAGTCCCACCGCGCTTCATAGCTGCTGGTTGAGCTTGAGCTTGAGCTTGAGTTCCTGTGCCCATTGGTGCATATAATCCAGCACCTCCCATTGGGGGAGATGCTTGAGGAGGCATTTGAGGGGCTTGACCGTTACCAAAACGACTACCGGGGTCCATCATCCCCGGTGATGACATACCACCCATAGCCATCTTCTTAACGTCACCGCCGTCAGCCATTTTGCCTTTTTTCTTGGCCATCATTGCCATGAAACCGGGGTTCATTTTCGTAGCCATAGTATCACCACCTTCTTTGAATTTGCGGCCTTTGTCAGCCTTGTTAAAGTCCTGCCCCACGGATTGTGGGATGCCTACCTTCTTGGCAAAAGCAGGACTGTGTGCAATCGCTGCCATGAAGTTATGTTGCTTTTTACTCGTTGACGGCATGGATTACTCCTCTGCGACCTGTCCAACCACGCACTGTATCTGTCTCCCAAATCCGAAACCCCAACCAAACAATAGTGAACAGTGAAGCAATAGATGGGAGCATTTCGTTGAGTGTGCCAAGTACCGTCAGGATTGAGAGTCCGTCGAGTATTGTTTTAAAGGTGTCATGGTGTTCAGTCATGACTTTTATCCGTAGACCACCGTAATGCCAATAGGTGTGGTTGCTCCGGAGGTGTACCAGATACCGTTTGGAAACAAAATACCTTCTCCGGGGAGAATAACATTGGTCATGTTGGAGTTTGCCCCCGTGTCCAACTCAAGCAAAATCGTACCACCAGAGGAAGCTAAAAATTTAGCTATGCCAGCCGTTGCGCCCCCTGTAACGATTACAGACTTAAGTCGAACTCGCCCCGATACCAAAGCCTGATTGGTCTGAGCACCTGAAGTGTGTACGGACTGTACATCAGTTTGCATCATAATTAATCTCCTGTTAATGGGGCCGAAGCCCCATGATTAATTACTGTTGAGTGCTAGTTGGGTTAGCAGAACCGTCAGTGTCACGGACAACATACGTCATAGTCAGTACACCTGCACCAGATGTAGCAGTGACGTTGGCCTGTGTAAACGTGATGATAGCATCGGTAGCACCTACGTTGTTACAAAGCACTGCACCAGCAGCGCTGTTGTTACCCAGCAATAAGTTTACGATACCCGTGTTTGTAAATACGCTTCCGTTTGCTGCTGTATTGATTGCTACAGCATTAGAAAGAAGTGCGTAAGTAGGTGTTGTAGTTGCGTAAGCAACCGTGGTGTTAAACGCAGCGGTCAAAATCTGTGAGCCTGCAGGGATGGTAAAAGCTACCGTACCCGCAGTAATATCTGTATACAGAATAGCTTTGGATTGCGTAACAATGGTAGCACCCATATTACGGATGGAGCCAGCAGTGGACCCGGTAGTGTTTTTAACAGTGCCGAGCAGCCAAGGGCCAAGGTGTGTTGCGAATCCCATGATATCTTCCTTACATACAAGTGAAGTGCACCAATCGGTATGTCGTCTGCCGGGACAGTTCGATGCACCGGAAAGCCCGGAGTGCTGTCAATATAACACTTATTTTTGTTGTGTGCAATAAAAAAGGCTCCCGAAGGAGCCTTTTCAGTAAGCGGCCGGGAACCCCCAACCCTAACTCACTTTAAGACGAACCGGGTGAACCAAAGATTCCCAATGGATCAGACCAGCCGAACGAATAACGCTCACGAGCCTTGTAACGGACGTTACCAGTATCGAAATCGCCATCCATTTTTGTGTCCAAAGCCACACGTACAAAGTGTTTCAGACCATCAGGCACGTCAGTAGTCAAATACCAACCGTTTGTGTCGGTCAAGTAGTGATTAACACAGTAGCCTTCAGGGATGGAACCGTTGTTCTTCAGGGCGTTGATGTCGTTATCTGTAGTGCCAACACGGAGGTTGGTATCCAGCAAACGAGTAGCAACGAACATCAGAGCCGTTGGGATAATCAGCTTCTTAGGCTTAGCAGCGATCAACAGACCCTTTTCATCGGTCCACAAAGCAATCTGAATGACCGCAGCTTCCAAGGAAGTCTCGTTCAAGTCAGCGGCTGTGGAAGGACGATTGGAGTTGGTGCCACCACTAACCAAGGGGTGTGCAGTAGAGAACAACGATACGCCATCACCACCAGTGTACCCGGAAGAAAAGCCGTTGTTCAGTACAGCAGCAGCTTTAACCTGCTTGGTGTAGGCCATAGCACGGGCGAGACCTTTGGTGTAACGAGCCGACAGTGAGTCGTACAAGTTATCTTCCATTGCTTCTTCCGTGATTGCGAAGCCCAAAGCGATGGTTTCGTGGTTGTACCTAGCGGTGAACGCTTCTTGCGCATTGTCATAAGCAATGGCAGAACCCTCGTTCTTCACTGGTGCAGCACCGAAGCCTGCCAGTTTGGTTTCTTCTTCAAAGGAACGCTCTGAGGTTTCCACCACATAGATTTCCTTGTGCTCTTCGCCGTAGCGTGCGTACTCCAGACCAAACAGACCATTCAGTCCGGGGAGTAGCTCTTTAAGTAGTTGTGCGCGTGAGACAGCCATGATTTAGCTCCTTATGCAATAGCCAAGCCAGCGTAATACTGGTGCTGACCAAAGTTAATCTTAACCAGTGCCTCGGTATATTGTGTAAACACAATAGTAGCGCCAGACGGAATTTCAGCACCAGCAGTCGAACTAAGGATAGTTTGGTTGATAGTGACGGTTGTAGCTCCCACAGCGGCGGCGACAGAAACATACGAACCCGTAGCAACATTTTGACCGTTAGCAGCAACAAAGGATACGTCTGTACCGATTGTCAACGCTACTGGCAAGGCTGCGCAGTTAATGGTAACAGTCGAAGAAGCAGCGGAAGCGAGAACGCTGGAAACCTGTGCCGTTTCGCCAACCACACCCACAACACGCATAGGCAGTGCTGCAGTCGTTGCAGGAGCACCATTACCCGAGTTAGCTTGCAGCGCATTAGTCGAGTTACCTGTGTTCACATTACCCGCAGCGTTGTTAATCATCGCAGCGTTTTGACCAATCATGGCTTCACTAATCGAAGCAATGACTGTCGTGGCAGAACAAACAGCGACTTTAAACACCGTATCAGGATCGTCACAGATAATAGCTACGCCATCACCAGCAGCCAGCGAACCGGGCCAGAATTGCGAAAACGTTTTCTGTTTCGTCACAGGGTTAGTGTAAGAACAACCCAAAAAGATACCCGTTACAGTGCCAACAGTTCCCGTGGTCACGGCACGGCGGTTAACGCCTCCGCGATTCAAAGAAACAAAGTCACCATAAAACATGGCGGTTGTGTAGTCGTAAGGGATCGCATATTCGCGGGTACTACCTGCGAATACTTGCCCACCGATCAGATTGATCGGTTTTAGCCCGTAAGGGGCGTCAACAATGGGGTAAGCCATATATAAACCTCCAATTATTTAGAACCGGAACCAAAATTCCCGCGAGTTGACGTTGATTTCCTCTCAGAAAACAAAGTCGCCATGCGTGGGTCTTGTTGGCGCATAAAATTATTGTCCACAGACTCCATGTTGGTTTGTGCTGCGTTGTTGTAATAATCAGAAATGGCTTGTGCTCTTTCAGTAGGCATTTTGCATAGCATCAGCCCACCAACTTCGACGTTGCCCGTCTTCTCATTACCAACTAGCATAAGCTCTTCATGGTCTATTGCTTTCACCGGAACCCAACCATCGCGTAACTTACGAGACACGTTAGTAGGGTCACTCTGTCCCAAGACATGTGTACCGATCCAGCGGTATGTATATCCGGGTTCAGGGGTCGGATCAGGCAAATTGCTTGAAGGGACGTAAACAGCGCGAGCATTTTTATCGCGTGCAGTAAGATCACGAGTTGTACGAGAATCAGCCATATTAAGCCTCCAATTTTGCTACTTGAGCAGCATACTGCTGCGGGGTCATTCCAAACTTCTTAGCCAGCGCTACCGCTGATGTCGTAAGTTGAACCTTTCTAACTCCTGACGAACGTGTCGCAGGAGCGACCACCGATACAGGACGCTTGGTGCCTTCATTCCGACCATTTCCAAACACTTCAGGAAACTTACCTCTTACGCGAGTATTAATTTGCTCGTAATATTCATCACTTTGCGGGTCCACACCCGAATTTACTAGCTTTTGATGCAGCCCTAGTGAGTAGCTGGTAACGTCTTCAAACCCTTCTGACCCGAACCACTGGTTTTTTGCCTGCCAGCGCAGCGACTTTTCGTCGGGTTGCACCTTTTGGGGTGCTGGTTGTCTCGTTTGTACCTGATTTTCTTCGGCTTGTAAAGGAACGTATCGAAAATTCTTTGCAGCCTCCAATTTAAATTTGGCATCCGTCATTGCTTCCTGTGCTGCAATGATGGCATCCGTGTCAAAAGCCTCTTGCGCTTCTTTGAACTGACGACGAGCCTGCGCTACTTCGTTTTCAGCCGATGAGAGGGTATTAGCCGCCACATGCTTAGTGCCTTGATCAACAAAACCACGGAGTTGCTTGTTCTCATCCAGCAAATGGGCGGTAAAAGTCTCTAACTCCTGCTTCTCACGCATTGTTGACTCTTTGACCCGGCGCTCATCGTGACGGGCATGGGTCAAGTCCTTGATGCGCTTCTGCACATTGGCAGAGTACGACTCAATTTCTTCGTCGGTGGGGTCAACTACTTCTTTGTCGAGAGGCTTGCGGCCTTTGTCTCGTTCAGGGGTGTCATCAACGATTTCAACCTCAATACCATCGTCTGTGATGTCTACTTCGATGGTGTCATCGTCTGTTTCATGGGGAAATTTAAATGCTTCTGGCATGATAGCTCCTATGCGTTTGTAATACCACGAGGGTCTTGGACTACGGCATCCACCTGATCGTCATTAATGACGCGCAGTTCTTTACCGTACATTTTTAAGCGTGTGCCTGTGTAGGTACGCACTGTAATGAAGTCCCCGGCTTTGCACCACGGTCCACTTGGGAACTTGTTTTTGTCCCCGTATGCATCAGGTCCAACTTTCAGTACGAACAGCACCGTAGTGGTTTGCTCCTCTCGGTTCATGGTGGCCCAAGGCTTAACCAAGTCCGTACCTTCAATCTTGTCTGACACTTCTGGGACAATACAAAGCAACTTGTACCCTACTGGATCGGGTAGTTGTGTCGCTTTTTCTTCGTCACTAGCTGCTTCATTCGGTTTTTCATACGGCTGAATAGCTTTTGGCAAAATAATGCCGGGTGGTAGTAGTATTTCACTCATCGGAGGTTTCAACTTTCTTTAGCAGGGCCATTAGGTGTGACTCTGCGTAGGCTAGGCCCTGAATAACCCCGCAAAGTTTTTGGTACTCGTCAAAAGAACGACAGGCCCCACCAGCCAAGTCGTCCGCATAGTTGTTCATGTCTTCACGTATTTTTTTGCGCAATACGTCTGCGAATTGGGTAATCACTTAGTGGTTCCTTTATTTTCAGGCTTCTCTAGTGCACTTATTGCCTCAAGCGACTGCTGCCGCTTGTCTTTAGCCATCTGTGCACCGATTTTTATGCCTGCGTGTTCTTGTTCAAAGGTCTGCTTTTGCTTGCTTTCGTTGATCTGGGCACCGATCTGCGTGCCTTTCAATTGCATATCTGCCTGAAGCTCTGCCATCTTTATCTTGTTCGTATCTGATTTTGCAGCCGCTTCCATTGCCAGTTGTTTGTCTTTGTACTGCTGGTTGGCTTGGGCAATCTGTTGTTCAAGCTGTAAGTGGCCTTGTTTCAGTTGCAACTCACCTTGTTTCAATTGAAACTCTTGCTGCTGCAGTGTTAACATGGGGTCTTGCGCCTGCTGTTGTGCCTGCTGCTGAGCCGCTTCTTGTTGGTTCTTCTGCAACGCCTGCTGCGCAGCTTGCGCCATCATTCCAGACAGTGCCTGCTCAATCGGCTGCGGTAGCTTCTCATCTTCGGGAGGAAGAGGCATACCCAACTGCTCTTCGATCTGCTTGCGGTACTGGAACCCTGTGTGCTCAGCCACGTGCGCCATGAGCGCAGCTTGGATCATGGGGAACTTGGGGTTCTGCCCGATCGCTTGCATGACCATAGGGTCTTGCAACATCGACATGTGTACTTGTGCGTGTGCTTTGTGGTCTTGGTAAAGGAACGCTTTGACAGGCTCCCCCTTAAGCATATTCATGTTCTCCGTCACCGGGTCGCACGGCTTCTGGTCATCTGGCAACGGTACAAGCTTGTCCGCATTCTTAATGCCTAGAATCTCAAGCATGTTGCGGTGCAACTGGGGCATGTTGTAAATGTCCGGTGCTGACTGCGCCATCTGCATGACCGCCTGATACTGGACCACGCGCTGGCTCATGGTGGCCGCATTGGGGTCGCTGACCGGGATCACATCAACGTGGTCGTAGTCTGTTTTCTTGGCGCTTGAGTCGCCCGAGTCTGGTTCGTAGTCATAGTCATCATCCGTGTAGTCACGGATGATAATGGCCAGTAGGCGCAACTCCTGCTTGAAGCTGTAGTGCAACCGGGCTTGTACGGCCGACATAACTTTCAACTGGCGTTCCAGCAAGGCCAGTGTGGTGCCGACCGGAGCCTGCGCCGACATGTCGCTGACCTTCATATCACCTGCGGACGCAAAGCGACGACCTTCTTCAACGATGTTACCCAGCAGCGTGTACAGCACCTGTGATGGCTCTTTGTACGGCAGCGGTAGGATGTTGTCCCGCAGCGCCCCTGAACCAATGTCTACGTCTCGGAACTCGCCCGGGGCAATGGGTGTGTCGTCGCCCTTAATCCTAAGTCCACGGGATTTGAGACCACCGGGGAGGTTGGAAAGTGTGCCTGCGTCCACAAGCTGTCGCATAATACTGGTAGCCGATTTCGCAAACCCACCGATGAGGTGGAAGAGTCCGAAGCCGTACGCTCCAAAGCCGGGGATGTATTGGTAGTGGACAAAGTGTTGGCGCTTTTGTTTGAGTTCATCTTCTTCCAACCAGTTCCGACGAATTGCCAGAACTTGGTTGCTTCCCTTAAGCATGGTTACAACATATGGCAGCGCAATGCCTGTCTCTTCACCGTCTTCTTCGTCGTTATAGCCGTCGATGTCTAGGTCAACGTGCACTTCGTACATTGTGTACCTGTCGTCGTTGATGTCACTAAAGCCTGTCTCTTTGTCCTTAGCTTTCTGAATTTCTGTAGTCTGCTTGGTTGGGTTATCCAAATCCACGTCCAAGTAAAACCCTGCCTTCTGCAGCTTGATAATCTCGTTCTCCGTCTTGCGCATCTCATGGGTGATGCGGTAGCAGCTATCCATATCCGTAGTCCCGTAGGGGAGGATAATGTCTTCTGCGGGGATGAACATGGACACCTGCCGCCCAAGGCTAGGGTCAAAGTAGACTTTCTTGAAAGCCGAGCCTGTGGCGGGGAGGCTCCACAACATGCGTTCTTGCTCTGGTCGGAACTCG